ACTTGTGGTAGTACCTCTAGACTCTCCTGTTCCTCTAGACGTTGCGGTTCCGAATACAGTAGTTGTACCAAAAGTTGTACCCCTACTTGTGTTAAATGTAGTAGTCGTGCTTCTACTCTCTCCAGTGCCTCGACTTGTAGCAGTAGCAAAAGTAGTAGTCGTAGATCTAGAAGTGCCTGTGCCTCTGGTTGTAGTGTATACGGTGTTGGACGCACGGCTTGTAGTAAAGGTAGTAGTCGTATTAAAGGCTGTAGTAGTGCCTCGGCTTGTAGCTGTTCCGAATACGGTAGTTGTTCCACGACTTGTACCACGACTTGTACCTCTTGAAGTGGCAAAGGCGGTCGTGGTAGATCTGCTAGTACCTGTGGCAAAAGCAGTAGTAGTAGCTTTATCCGTAACTCTAGAAGTCCCTCTGCTCGTGTTGTAAACGGAAGTTGTATCTTTAGAGGTGGATCTGCTTGTAGCAGTAATAAAAGCTGTTGTTGTACTGCGTGAGGTTCCTGTTAGAAATGTAGTAGTAGTGGACCTGCTTGTGCCTCTGCTAGTGCCTCTAGAAGTATTAAAAGTTGTAGTAGTATCTTTGCTTGTGCCTCTAGAAGTCTGCGTATTAAACACAGTAGTAGTATCTCTACTAGTGCTTCGAGAAGTACTAAAAGTTGTAGTAGTACTTACAGTGGTAGACTTAGAAGTACCTCTCGAAGTATTAAAAGTGGTGGTATACGTAGTTGTAGTACTGCGAGTAGTCGTAGTATTAAACGTAGTAGTCGTATCTATCGTTGTAGATCGAGTAGTATTAAACGTAGTAGTATAAGCAGTAGTAGTATCTATTGTAGTAGATCTAGTAGTATTAAACGTAGTAGTATACGTGGTTGTGGTATCTCTGCTTGTACCTGTTGCAAATTCAGTGGGAAACGTAGTCGTAGTAGTTTTACTAGTGTTAAAGCTAGTAGTGTACGTAGTCGTGGTGTTTCGTAAAGTAGTTGTGCTCGTATTGAAAGTTGTAGTATACGCAGTAGTGGTACTACGAGTAGTCGTAGTATTGAACGTAGTAGTAAATACTGTATTAGTTGTTTTGCTAGTTGCAAAAGTAGTAGTAAATGTAGTAGTAGTATCTACCGCAGTGCCACGAGTCGTTTCAAAAGTTGTTGTAAACGAGGTAGTCGTTGACTTACTCGTAGCAGTGTCAAAGGTAGTCGTATACTCGGTAGTCGTATCTCTAGAAGTCGCAAAAGTAGTATTGAAGGCTGTGGTAGTGTCCACAGTGGTGCCACGAGTCGTATCAAAGTTACTTACGTATGTTGTAGTCGTACTAGCACTTGTACCAAATGTGGTACTATAAGCAGTCGTGGTAGATTTAGAGGTAACAGCAGAAGTATTGTATGCAGTAGTAAATGTACTGCTTGTGCTTCTTGAAGTCCCTCTAATTGTATCGAATCCAGTAGTAGTACTGACATTCGTAGATGCACTAGTATCGAAAGTAGTAGTAAAAGTAGTTGTAGAACTTCTAGAAGTATCAGTAGATCGGCTTGTATTATAGATAGCATTCCATACAGTGTTCAGACTTCCATCTGTAACTTTCTGTACGACATAGTTTACAAACCGCAACGTTCCCGCTGCAGCTTTAACTACTATTTGCTCTGGTTCTTGTACTGCGGAACCGTTCCAAACCTTAATAGTCATCTTAGACTACATACCAAACATAACCTACGGGCTTGTCTGTTCCGTCCGATGCTTGAGGAGTGGTTCCTGTAATTTCAGAAGTTTTATTTACCCATACAATAGAGTTGGCTCCGTCTTTCATATACATACGACCATCCGCAGTATTGATAGCAACTTCGCCTAACTCCAGTTGTCCAGAAGTAGGGATAGCGCCCGCTGTAGACGAACGCTTTAGTTTAATCGTTTGTGCCATTTGGCTCTCCTATAATCTGCGTATGTACGCTAGAGATTCGGTTTTATTTAGAATGATCCGCCATCAATTGCACCTGTATAAGTGCTTCCAAAGTTTGCGGCAGTTAATATTACGGAAGTTGCACTTCCATTGCTCACAGTCCAGTTATCGTTTGTTTCATTCCAAAGAAGCGATACATTTGTCGCAGTTCCTCGTTCAACTTCGATACCAGCATTTGCAGAAGGTGTTCCTGACTCATCTTTGTTAAGTACCAAGATGTTATCACCAATGGCAACAGTAGTAGAGTCAACAGTAGTTGTAGTGCCTTCAACTGTAAGATTGCCCGTAATTGTAGCATTACCAGCAACCGAGATATTTGTAGAAGTAATGTCATCAGAAGCTAGAGTACCATCAACAGTAACATTATTGAACTGTACATTAGAGTTGGTAGCAACTGCCTGTCCGATTGCAAAACTAACTTTATTATTGCTAACGGTAGAAGTAACACCGGTTCCACCTTCTAAGGTAAGAGTTTCACCATTATTGAAAGTATCACTAGTACCGCTGTCAGCCGCTAGAGTAAAACTAGAAGAAATATTATTAGTACTAACCGCGGTAATAAGACCTTTTCCATTTACAGTGATTGCTGGAATAGCAGTAGCAGAACCGAAAGAGCCAGTATTACTGTTCACAGTGGCAAGAGTACCTTGTGCTGTAACATTACCAGAGCCGTCAAAGCTAGGAGAAGTATACCCTAAGTCCCCTGTGATTGCAATCGTTCTGCCACTCGCAAGAGCTGTGGCGGTTGCAGCGTTTCCAGAAGTATTCTGATTACCTGATGCATTAACACCGGGAAGGTTAATATTAGCAGAACCGTCAAATGACACTCCACCGATTGTACGTGCAGTCTCAAGAGTAGTAGCAGTATCAGCGTTACCTGTTAGATCACCAGTTACATTACCAGTTAAAGCTGCTGTGATTGTGCCTGCGGAAAAATTTCCTGAACCATCTCGTAATACGAGCTTACTAGCAGTATTAGCGCTTGCCGCACTATCAATAACACCAGTATAGTATTGACCACCGATAGCAACAGGGCCTGTAGTGCCGTCAGGGTGTCCAATAAATAGTTTGTTACTATCTGACTTGCCTGAATACGCTAGCTCGCCTGCTGTAAGACTGCTGGGTGTCGCAGTAGATGTACTACGTTTGATTTGAATTGTTTGAGCCATTTAAAGTCTCCGGGATTAGCCTTAAAAGGCTCCTGCGTCAAGCGTATCTGAATCGTCTTCAGCTGAACCTACAATTATAGGTACCCACTGATATACTCCATTGCTTGTTTCGCGATATATTTTATATTGATTGTCGTCCGTATCGTACCATGTATCTCCTTCGTTTACTTGAGACCCTGTTGGTGTGTTATCTTGTTGAAAATTTTGTCCTGCAAGCTCTTCAATGGCATCTTGTACGTTTGTAGCACTTAAACCTGATATGCTAGTAATACCCATACCATCTGCGGAAGTGTTAGCAAGTGCAACACCTGCTGCGGTAATAGTTGTACTTCCTCCAGTAACTTCGATACCATTCTGTATAGGCGTTGCCGTAATTGTAATTGCCATTATCGAGTAACCTCTTGAGTGAGGTCTACAGACCCTTGAATTAGCCTAGTTACGCTGGCATTGTTCGCTGTGAAGATTTCTAAATCATAAACATAAGTGCCTGAGGTTAAGGGGGTGCTTACTGAATTTGCTAAAGACATTGTAATTGTTCCATTTGAAGGAGTGATAATAGCACACGCAAAAGTAGCCGCGACTGAGGAAGCTGTCTTTGAAGTTCTCATTTGAGCACGCGCAGAGTAGCCTGTCAGGTCTTTAACTGATCCGTTGTCTTTAACAGTAAAGTTAATGGCAAAGTCGGAACCTTGGTCAATAACTAGGTTGTAGCGGGCTGCACTCATTTGATTTCCTCCATTACAGAATTATAGCTAACTTGGGGTGTTATGTCAAGAATTATTTTTTTCATGGTTATTCCCAGTGTACTTCATCATCGGGGCCGTTCCACCACCACCCTTCTTCTTGATTCTGCGCCTCTAAAAAATAATAATCTTCTGCTTGTACGTCTTTTGCCATATCTAGTTGAGCCTCTAAATACGCTTGTATATCCTCTTCTGCGATATCTGTTAGGGGTACTTCCAGGCTTATGTTATCTTTTGTGAAACAGGCAAACAATACCGACTCATCTGTTTTTGTTGTATATTCAATCATTATATTCTCCTATGCAAATGTAATTATATGACTAACGTTGTTAGAAAATATTGAACCAGTATAAGCCCACTTCCAATATGAGTAATTACTACCACTGACAAACTGTTGCGCAGCAGTCCTATAAAAAGTCACGTTTAAGACACCAGAAACAAACACATTCATAGAAGTCCATCCAGCATTAGTCTGTGGACCATCTACTCTTAAGAATACTTTATTATGTATACCCGTATTATTGGTGCTTGTATTCTTGTAAATTGCCAAAATAGTATCATTATTTTTCTTTGCAAAAGCTGTAGGAGTTAAACTCCCGTTTTGAGACGTTGGTGAACCATAAAAAGGCATATACCCATAATAGTTTGTATATGTACCTGAGCCGCTTCGAGGAATGAAACTAGTTTGCTGAAAACCTGCTACTAATGTGTGAACATTGGCGTTGGTACTAGAAGCCTCATAAAAATCACCGATATCAATCGTAGTCTCATTACCCGTAGGAATAGTGTTTCCTCCTCCTGGTGTTAATCCTCTAATGTCACTATCATTTAGAGAGCAAGTGGTACCAGAAGTACCTCCTGCCTCTATATGAATTTGGTTTAAAGATAAACTATTCCCTGCCGCCGGTAGTGCCATTATTTACTCCTTTTCAACTCTTCGATTTCTTCTTTGAGTTCTTTGATAGCTTCTACTAAAAGGCCTACAACATTACCATAAGCTACTGACTTTATGCCGGTTAGTTCACTAGTCTCTACAGCTTCTGGTAATACTTCTTCTAGCTCTTGAGCAATAAGTCCTGTTTGTCTAGGAATATCTTCTTTGTCGATTCGGTCAAAAGTAACACCTCTTAGTTTACTGACTTTATCTACGGCATTATCAATAACTTCTATATTTTCTTTAAGACTTATATCCGAGTAAGCTGTTACATTTCCTGTAAAGACACCCGAGCCTGCTGATAAATTAAACGTAATAGTATCATTGCCATCACCAGTATTTCCCATTCTAACATAGTCATACCCAGTGCTGACTTCGACTAGTTCCATCATCGTGGCGTTACCCGCCTTAAAAGTTATTTTGTCGTTGGTGAAAGATATCTTAGTATCACCGTCATCAAGCTGTTTTAAGTCTCCCGAAAATCTAATATCTCCATTTGAGTCAAAATGGTGGTGAGGGCTAAGGTTATTCGCCAAAGTTAAACTACTGCCATTTAACCCTAGTATCATACTGGTGGCATCATCACCCAGATTCATGAAAAATATATCGGTGCCTGTACCGTAATTACCATAACCTATGCTTGCCGTATCTGCTCCCCAGTTTATTGAACCTGTAAAACTACCTCCCGTAATAGGCATATACTCTACAGTAAAAGTAGAGTCTTTAATATGAGGCTGACTTAGATTTGTATTAATACTATAGCCTTCGCCGGCTGTACCGCCTGTCGACGAACTAGAGCCTACAATGTATACTCTGTCTGCGGTTTTCGCATACGCAGTAGAGATATTATTGTTAGAATCGGTACCATACTTTGCATATGTGTAACCTCCAGTGTAGGAGCCAGCAGTCCATACAATACCTGAATTACCTGAACTCGCTGAAACTTGAGCTATTCTAAATAAGTAAGTACCTGCTCCTAAGTTTCCGGAACCTGTTATAGTCCCTGTTAAGCTACCAGTAGAAGACACTGCCCCTTTGTTACTAACAATATGTGCTACGTGACGTGTTCCTCCTGAGCGAGCATCATAAGAGTCTCCGTGAACAAGATACTGGCTAGCACTTGTGGAGGCATTGGGATTTGTACTAGATAGTCGAGAGAACGTTTGAGCTCCAAATAAACTCCAAGATGACCCATTATTAGTAGAATATTCAACATTTACTTTAATAGCTGAAGGTAGCGCATTCATAGCGTCAGTAGTGTTTGTTGTTACGTTACTCACATAAGGGTTCCCGAGAGGTACCTCAAAACCAATTTGTACGTTCTGACTTTGCCCTAGCTCTACTTTGATAGAACCAGAGGCATGCACAGAAGTAGTAACAGTGTCAGAAAAGCCTCCTACTAAAGTCTGAATCTGGGATAGTACTGGGCCGCCTAATAAGTTTTCTGAGTCAAATACAACAGCGCCTGCAGAATCAGTAAGCTGGTAAGAGCGCATGGTTACATTACCATTCTTCTCTACACCAAAAGGAGGAGGTGCGTCAGAAGTTACTGGATCATTATCTGTAGGAGCATGACCAGCATAGATAACATAATCATCTTCAGCTCTAGAAGATAAAGTTACACTTTGATCTATGTTATTTCCTAAATCAGAACCGAGTCTTAATATCGTATCCTGGCTAGTGGTCATAGCATCATCACCAAACGTAAATCCGCCTATAATACCGGTAGAAGACCTAAATTCACCTGCTTGTGTTACTCTAAAAGGTGCTGTTCCTCTGTTAGCAAAAGATGCTCCCGAAAAAACTCTAATATCGGTTTCGTTATTTCCTACTCCTGATAATCCTGCTCGGTTAGTTCCGGTAGTTCCTACTGTGACAGAGCTGCCTGCGTTTATCTTACCGCCATCAATAGTTGAGGTGTTAGCTCCACCAATATGATTTGCGACATCTGCTGCTTCCATAAAACTACTTACATCTTGATGAGTGGTAAGAGGCGTGATGCTGGAATTACCATCTCCTAACACACCCGCTGAAGTAAACGTAACCAGACCTGAGAATCCTATAGCTTGAGTTGTATTACCGAAAGTTATAGTTTGAGAACCGCCAAAAGAAGACTCGGTAATAGTAGCAAAAGAGTAGTAGTATTTATTAGAGTTACCCGAAGCATAGGTTGGTGCTCCATGCTGCCATCCAGTTTTTATAGTCCCAAAAGTACTAGTTGCAAAGTTAAATGTGTGAGTATTGGCAGTAGTTGGCTTTGCAGGAGGAGCTGACGCTGAAGCAGAATAATGCAACTGTACTGTAGCCGTTCTTGGGCCTGTGTTTATTTCTGCAACTTTTCCGTTGAAAGTCCACGCGCTGTCACCGCCCGTTAACGTAAAAGTTCTTTGCCCTGAATAAACTCGATCGCCTTCAACACTTATAGAAGGATAAGCAACAGTCCAGCCATCTAGTCCATTTGTAGGATTTGAGTGGGTTTGATTTGTTGCATTGTTACCAGAAGTAAATGTAATTGCTGTAGGTGCTGTTACTCCTGCGGCATATTTTTTATAGACTATAACTGTTTTTTCGTCTGTAGCGGGAGTACCAGGAGCTCCATCGGTTGTTCGAGTTAAAGACTGGAATCTAACGATAGAGAAAGCTGTTCCGTCTGCTCGCTTACCTGTTATAGTATATTTTACGAGAGCCGTAGCTGCTGTCATATTACTATGATTGCCGAAAGTTGCTGAAAGAACAGCGGAACTTTCGCCTGTTAAACCGCCCGGAGTAATATTTGTAGAACCTGTAGTAACAACTTTATAGTGAGAGGCGGTGGTGCCTGCATTATCATGGTCTAGTTCTGTTATACCCTCAAATACTCTAATAGTATTTCCCGAACCTGTAAAGTCAGGGTTGGAGGTTGTAGAGCTTCTAGGGACTGCATGAGCTTCGTTACTCATAACTACAGTCAGTGCATCTTGTCCATCATCTCCTGGGTCTCCTGGGTCTCCTGGGTCTCCTGGGTTTCCGGGGGCTCCTGGGTTTCCATTCACACCAGGCTTAATCGAAGGAATAGTAAGAACATCTGTAGCTTCAAGACTGCCTGAATTACCATCTTTAACTTCTACTGTGAAAGTAATAGGATCTGAGCTATAACTTGTAGGTATATTGTAGGTGGCTGTTTTACTATTTGCAGTAGCTCCATCAACCCAATCTACTGTAGTGAAAGAACTATCGTCTGCTGTGAACCTAAAATAGGCATTGTCGAAGTTTTTCGACTCCGCAGTTAGAGTAATAGTTTGACCTGACGAGGTAGTACCATTTGCTGCATATTCTATAACTGACTGACTGGCTCGCAAAGATACTACTTTTGCATTATTACCTGCCGCACCATCTTGCCGTCTTGCAACAATAGAAGCGGCTGACCAACTAGCCTCTTGAGGAGGTAAACCATCGTTGGTAAAGATACGATTTATAGCATAAATAATATCGCCATTGGCTTGTAGTCCAGGATTTGCTAACTGCCACCCTGTGGCTGCTCCATTTGCAGGGTCGTCAAAAGTACCTGCAGTAGTATTAATAGTGCCGGCTGCTCCATTATTTACTACTCTTTTAAATAGAGTTCTAGTAACACCTTGTTGTGCTTGGACATTTGCGTCCAATGTCATATAAGGTTCCAGAGAGAATACTTTATTAGTTGTTCCGTTATCTGTAGCGTATATTTTAGCAATAATAGTTTCATTATCAAAATCAAATCTATGATTGTTTGTTTTACCTGTTACGCCTGATACAGTAGGTAAAACTCTATCAATATACACAGCTGTATCACTAACTACTGAAGTAACTATAGCTGCTGTATTAAATGCTGTTTGTAGAAGCGCCCCTACTACTAGCTCAGACTCGAAGCTTGTGCCCGAGCCTGTAACCGTAGAACCTGACACACTTACACTACCAGTAAGATTCGTTAAACCACTTGTATCGCTACCATTTCCTGCATCGTACCAGTATGGAACAAGATGGGTTGGTGTTTTATTATATTTAAGCAGTGTAAGGTTATCAGAAGATACAGCGGAATTTAAAGACATATAATAATGCCTATCAATAAAAGTACCCGTCTCTGAAGAAAGTACCGCAGTTGTTTCTGCAATTCCTGATACATCTTGCTTATATGTAGAATCTGCTGTCGAAGTCTGATTTATTCCGAATCCGTTTGATTGAGCAGGAGTAAATATGTAAACATCTTTTGCTAGCTCGAATAACCCGTAGTCTGCGTCGCTTGCATTACTATTTATTGCTTTTATAGCAACATTAGATTTACCACCGTACGGAAGACCTAAAGGGAATCTAGGTATAGCATCTTGGAAACGATCAGTTATAGTCGCTTGAACACTAGTTGCTTCTGATACATTATCTAGCGCATTAATTGTTCTTACGGTTATTGTATAGTCGTCTGCAACTAAATCCGAAAATAAAAGTTCGGTTGTGTCTCTGCTTACCCTCATAGGATTTTCATATTCAGGTAAATTGTGCTCTACTAGATAGCCAAGCAAGTATTCGTACTCTTCACTAATCGTCTGATTATGTCTACCTCCGGTACTGCTTCTAACGTAAGCCTGCGCTGCTCCTGGTGGATCCCAAGAAACAAGTAAGGTTTCATGGGCTGTACCATTATCTCTGCCGTGACTTCTTGCTATCAAGTTTTCGACAGGCGGAACAACATCTGTGCTTAGCAGAGAAGGCTCTAAGTCTCCTTGTATGTAGGTAGTAAAATCTTCTTCTACAGAAGTCCACTTGCTATCATAATGTTCAATACACGTTATATCATAGACATTACCAGAGTTTTCAGAGATAGATAAAACTTTGTATTCTTTTTTAGATCCTTTTACTTGTAGACCAGTTTTTGTCTCTTGAAGAACCCACAAGGATTCTCTAGTAGGAGCCTCTGTAAATGCAGAGGTCACAGTGATAGAAGTTACAGAACTTCCAATTTGACTAGAAGTTACATCTTTTGTTTCTGTTCGTACATTAGCATTGAAGTCAAGTATTAAAGGTTCAGCTCCGGAAGATGCAGATACTTTAGCATTTACAGACTTTTCTTTAGTATCAATTACTGTTAAAGAACCATTAACATAAGCTTGATGTATTAAATCTCCTGCCTCATAACTAACTCCGCCTATAGTAACAGCTTCTCGAGTAAATGCAGCAGGCTTAGGGTATACCAAGCTTAGAGTATATGTAGACCCTGAATTCAAAAGAACAGTAGAGTCTAAAGGTATAGTGGTAGTGCTAAGAGTTCCTGTATTTGAAACTCGCCCGCCTAATCTTACAGCATATCTATCCGCATCTTGGATATTGATTATATCACCAGGAGCTACAAATGCACCCTCTAGGCTTGCAGAAAAGCTAGCTATTTCTTTTTGGTTTGCTGCTGTCCATAGCTTCCATTTACCATATCTTGTAGCTTGCCCTTCTGAGGTACAGCCGAAAGCAACTGCAGTTTCAGATACAATTCTGCCTGTATTGACTATATTTCGCTCATCTTCAACGATTAAAGGCTCCATCTTATAGTCTTTTGTTGGGTCATTCCAGTTTACAATAATTTGATTGCTTCTAGTTTTCTCCGAAGAACTCTCGTAGCTAAATGTACCATCTATTACATTAGTTTTATTGAATGTATAGACCGGAGCTGCTGGAGCATCAAGAGAGGTATAAAGCTGTCCATCTAAGTAGTAAAGCAAGCCTAAAAAGTTAGTTGCTAAATCTTTAAGAACTTTATAACTATTTGCCGCTTTTGTTAAGTAGGTATTTAATGTAAACCTAGGCTCTAGTCCTCCTTTTCCATCAGGAACCAGGCCATCACAATATCTTGCAACGCGATAAAGAGCATACTTATCTATATCCACTTCTTTAATGAAGGAACCCAAACCATATCTATTATTAGTAATAATGTCATAATAAATCCAAGCAGGGTTGTTACTATAAACTAATTCATCTCGAAAAGTTCCGTCCCAGTCTTGGTAATTGCTAGTAATAACTCCCGTGCTTGTATTTCTATTATAAGAAGCTACTCCATTAGTTGCCTCTTCTCTTGTAACATAGTTTGAAGGTACTCTAACCATTTTACCGTATAGATCATAAGTTCTTTGAGGTATACCTTGATACTGCTTTGTGCTAAAAGAAACATTAGATATAGCAGTATAAGGGTGGTTAAGTTTTTCATTTAGAACAGAAGTCACTCCTGCTAAGGCGCCTGCAGTAACATTTGTCCAGTCTTTGTAAGTTTTTCCTACAGATTTAAAACCTGGATCATCATCCGTGTCTAATCTTTCTATTTTTAGTTTAAAGTCTATAAAAGGGCGAAATCTTTCAAGATTTAAGTCGCTTTCAAAAGTTTTAGAGTTAGTATAGTTACCACTATGAGTTAGAGGGTTTCTAATAACAGTGAAGCCTCCGAAATCAGAGTCTCCTTCTTCTTTTATTGCTATACTTATTTTATACCGTATGTAAGTAGTCTTATCATTGCCTTTACCACTGATCGCTTTAAATCCTGCAGGATAAGTAATACGCCATCTTACTTTGTCCACTTCCAGAAGCTGAGCTTCTGTAAGACCACAGTTACCACTCCCCACTAAAAATCGAGGAGTCCCCACCTCCAGTTGTTCGCTAATACTTCTACTAATTGCAGTAGAGGCTTTGTTATTCATGGGAGTTTGGTTTAGTGTGCCTGGTCTAAAACTAACAGTACCACCCTGTACTCGCTGAGAAGCCCTAGTGCCTACCTCAGAGATATCCATATTAACTACACTTATTTTATCCCATCTATATGTCCCCGATGTTCCGTCCCAAGCACTTGCAAGTGTTATAGCTGAGCCATTAGCACCTCCCGGATTTATACTTACTATTTTATCTAGTTCTAGCTTGTACGTTCCGTCGTCGAGTCTAAAATCGTTATAATCACCAAAAGAACCTGATCTCCAAAGAGCCTCGGTACCGCTAACTCTACGCCATATAAAACCTTCTATAGGAAGGCCGTCTGGAGTACTAGTACTGCTGGTTGGTTTAATACGCCCAGGAACTAAACTATCTGGTCTTGCTCGTTGACCGAGTGCGCTAACCATAGTTTGGGTAAAAGTACTCGAAGAAGTAGATAAACTTACTTTATGTCTAGTATCGTAACTACTTGTTACGCTTGTTTCCGCTAGCATTCCTCCTCGTATTAATAACTGCGCTCCTAATGAGGCATTCACAACCAAGGGAGTAGTAGAAGTTGCATTATTAATTGTTGCTGAAGTAGACCCATTAGTAAGAGTGATAGTCATAGGGCCGTGAGATACACGTTGCCCTGACGCAGATACTTCGTGAATTCTGTCATTATTCAGGAATACAGAAGCCGAACCGTCTACTAAACCTAGTATGGGGCCTTCTGAAATAACATCTGTAATAGAAACAAGCTGTGCATCCTGAGCGCTTGTACTAATTGTAGCAGCATTATTGCTGGATGTGCCTGTACCTCCTGGATTAGAATTACCAGAATTACCTGTGCCACCCCAACCATTTCCGCCATGTCTCATTTTTATCTCCTACCGTTCGTGGGCTTTTTTAGAGCCTGTCTTTTTATGATGTGATATTGTACTACTAGAGGTGGTTGTTATTGAGCCGTCTCCTCCAAAAATAGCCCCTGTATTTCTTCTATATCCTGATGCATTTTGAATATCTATACTTACAGGTCTGCCTGGCACTCTTAGTCTTCCATAGAGTATGGGAATAGGATCACCTTCTTGTATATTTTGTGCGTTCCCGTTAAACGCATAATTTTCCGGACCTTCTCCATCTACAGAAGGATCGGGAGCCATCATTTGACTAATCCCTGCCATTGCTAGATTTAGTGCGACACTTACTGCTGTCAAGCCACCAATACTACCTGTAATCCCTGCGAGGCTTGCTGCTTCTGTTCCTAAAACGGGAGCAAAGTAAAGAACTGCTATTATAGCAATAGCTGCCAGTATTTTTCCGAAGGCTGATTTAGACCCTGCGGGAATAATTGCTATAGTCACATCTCCTTCTTTCAAAGGCGTTAAAAGATCCTCTTCACTTGTTTGCTCGCCCGCAGTATCTACAGCAAAATCTATATTATTGTCATGACATTCTCTGACATAAGCCAAGAAATCAGGTCTATTCGCATTAATGCATTTAAATACTTCAGTATAATTAGTCGCATTTATTCTAAAAACAGAACCAAACTGTTCGCCTAGTTCTCCTTGTAAATATACGTTACGCATCATGGCGATATACTCCTGTTATGTACTTTTTCCAAAATGGATATAGATTCTCTCTACATGATAATCTACTGTCTGCGTGGTGATAAAAAATATCCTCCCCTAAATAAACTCCACAGTGATTACCTACAGAGGCATTTACTGTGAATATAATAACATCGTTCTTTTCCATATTTCCTTCTACGGGCTTATACCCATAATCTTGAATTATTTCGTCTGTAAAGTAATCTAGTTTCTTCTCCCACCAATCGTCTTCGAAAGCAGCACGAGAAGGTATGTCTATATTTTGTGAAGCTAGATAGTCTCTCATTGCTTCGAAGCAATCAGAAACGCCAAATTCATACTCTCTACCATAAAGAGGTTTAGATTCTTTTTCAGGCTGTTGTACGTGAACATCCATACCAGGATAACTAAATATGTAGTAAGGAATCCCTATAGCATTACAGTGCTTTATGTCTGACTCGCTCGGGTCACAGCTTGCATCAGGGTGACTGTGCACTATTCCTACTATATCACTTTTTCGTGATATGTTTAAATACTCTGTGGAATCTAGTATAAAATCGTCTTCATGTTCCGCAACATTAGTACAAGGAAACCACTGTAACTCACCCTTAACGACAGCTAGCAAACCACACCCTTCTCGTGGATAATTCTGTTTAAAATGTTTTTCTATTTCATCTAAAAACTGTAACATAATTAAAACTTTACTGTGCCAGGGAAACCGCCAAAAGGTAAAACAGCAGAGCTGTCTGTTTTTGCATCTATTTTTACACCGCTTGAGTTATCTCCTATTAAAGTCGCCCCGTATCTACACTTACAAGAATGTAAAGTTTTTCCACACATTTCTTCTCTAATCCAATGCGGAGAGTTAAGAGTAGGAGCATTATTTATATTGCCCGAGTGTAAAGACCTCCATACCGTGGTTATAACTACACTATTAACAGTAGTGACATCGGCCTTGACTAAAGCCCCTTCTGTATAAGTAGTAGAGGAGCTATAGGTGGAATATCCTAGTGCTTCTACCCAAGTTCCATCATTTTCTTCGGGGTCATTACCGCTACTGCTAGTATGCCCTACTTGTGCTCTATACCATTTATTATTGTACTTTCTATAAGATCCTTGTGTTATGGAGGCTCCGGAAGCCCAGTTCGATACTCCATTTAAAAGAGTCTGAGTTAGTAAAGGCTGATCTTTCGCGTTATAGAATATATTATAGTTATACGGAGGGGAAGAAGGTATTGTGGAGGATCTTGCTCGTACAACACTATCTGCTCTCCAGACACAACCCCCATTCTGTTCTAAAGCTTGTCCTTGATACATCCAACTGCAGAACTTACCTACGACCCTGCGTCGGGGTATAGTTACACCTTCCAGGTCGTATACAGCAGCTAGCTCAAACTTTATTGCCAATTGAGTTTCTCCAGCAATTCTATCAACTCTGTATTTTAAAGTGGGCATCTCTACCGGAGGGCTGGCGTCTCCAGACTCTCCGTAAAGATATTTTTGCATAGTTTGTCTACGAACAACTGTTGCGCCCACTACTTCATCATAATCTGTGACACCTAGAGTATCTTTTAGAAGGGAGCTCACATTGGCTATTGTTATTGTGGGTCGTGCGGACGCACCTGTTGAGGTAACTTCTACGCCTTCAATCGTCATAGGGATAGCTTTATAGGTACGTACATTTGAAGGAACTTCTTTGTCCCTCATCTGTATATCTTCAAGGTCGTCTCCAATACCTTCACAAAAGTAAAAAGTATTACCACTCTGAAGTAGTGTTATTTCGAAGAGACTAACAACGCCACTATCGACTGTAGTGCCTTGTACGTCTGTTGCTATTAAATTGGTCATGCTTCGTATACTCGCCTTACGCTAACGGTTAATGAATAAAAGTTTCCGTACAAATATGTAGTTGTGTACGTATCAGAAACTACTTTAATTTCTCTTTCTCCTACACCTGCATCACCTGCAGGGTCAGAAGTTACATTTGAATCTGGAATAATTAGAGAAAAAGCTGTTACGCCTTTTTTACCATCTAAAAAATTAACAACATCGTCAATGAACTCTTTCTCTCTGTGTTGAAATTGTAGGTTATATGTTTCCCCTATAGAGTTTAAGCCTCTAACTATTCGTTGCTCATAACCGTCTCCAAACCTTGCAACAGCAACATTGTGCTTACTCTGCCTGTTTAATCCTTTATCAGGAATTGCGTAGTTTTGTCCTAAATATTTAAAACCTACAGTCATTATGCTACTCCATATGGGTTAAGTATACCGCCCGATCGTTTTTGATTTTGTAGTTCATTTTGTACGGCAACTGCAATGGCTTTTCCTAAACGCTCTTGGTCCATTCCACCATCGTTTTGCTCTGTTTGAGCACTTGTATTACCCGCTTCGGTTGAAACATTTACAGTTACGTTTGAAACATTTCCTCCAGTATTTTTCATTTCAACAGGTATAGATCTGCCGTTAGGTAGAGGTACTACTGCTTCTGTACCATGCAACATTGCGGGATAGCCTCCTTGAGACCCTTTCGCAACCCCGCCACTTCTATAGCTATTTTGTTTCTTGCCTTGCTCAAATACTCCGCCATTTCTACCTCCGTCTATTCCTAGGAAATTACCGAAACTTGTACCGCCTAGAGCACTCTCTAACATCTTCATTACTAACATTTTAGTAATCATTTTTGCAATATCTGCAAGTATAGCTTTTGCCATATCTGCAAAGGCTTCTTTTGCGGATTTAGTTCCGTCTATAAGGGAGTTAAATGCACTTTCCATATTACTCTGTAAAGAGTCACCAATCTTTAAACCCATTTGAGCCATTTCGTCTGCGGCCTTTTTAGCTGCATCTCGTTTTGCTTCTGCAAGCTCTATTTCTCTTTGTCCTTGCTCCATTGCTTTTTGGTGTATCTCTTGCTGTACCTGATCCATAATCAGAACATCTTCATTCTTTAGTTTAGCGAGAGCAGCATGCTTTTCATCTAAAGCAAGAATAGCTTCTTTATGTGCTATTTCAAGTTGTTCTCTTTGCCCGAAAGCAGAGTTTAAATTTGCACCCGCATCGACTTTGGCAATTGCATTAACACTTTTTTCGTTTGCAATACGCTTTTCTTCTGCTTCTACTGCTCTTAAATTTTCAATATACTGATCGACCCCACCTGCTGCTTTGAATCTCTCGTCTATCTTTTTCTGAACATCGGAGGTTAGTCCTAGTGACTTTCCTGCGTCTTCCGCAGAGGTTCCTAGTTTTTCTATGTTTGTTACATAACTTAGTACGGCTTCGGAGCTTGCTCCTTTAAGAGCCGAACTCATGTTACCTAGTTGATTATGGGCTTCTTCGATATTGCGGTTAAACTTACCGGCATTTTCGGTCATTTCCTGAACCGCTGCAGTATTACCAGAGATTACAGCTTTATGAAATGCAGGAGATATTTTCTCCAAACCCTGCATTTCAAGTCCGATTTTCTTTAGACCTTGTGAGTAGAGTTCAGCATCTCCTTTAGGAATCATCTCACCTAGCTCGTTTTTCTCTAGTCTAGGTAGGAGCTCATCAAGCTCTCTCATCATATCCAGAACAGGAAGGCTTTGCATAGTATTAGCTTTAGCCCTATCTGCCTTTAGAGGATCATAAGTCTTCTCGCCTGCGCTATTTACAGCATCTTTGTCAAATACTTTACCTTTAGTAATAGTATCTAGTTCTTTTCCTAAGTCTTTTGCAGTGTTTCGTATTTGCTCTAAACTGTCTTTATAGCCCAAGGCCTCTTCTCTAGCTGTTTGATGCGCATCTGCGGCTTTATAGATACTTGAGTTTTTTATGCCTTCTTCTATTTTCTTTCCTAAATCATCTCCGAAAGTAAAATCCTCAGACATTTCCAGCTTAACTCCAGGTATTTTGTTGAGCTGCTCTTTTAAGTAGTTTACAAGACTAATAGCCATATTTGCCATACCTTGTATCATTTTTAGAGCAAACTTAATACCTTTGATAATTCCATCAAGCATAGTTCTAGGGGCGTTTACTACTGCCATGATCATATCATAGATCATCTGAATAATTCCTAGAATAACAGTACCTTTCATAGCCATATTCATAGCTTTGCCTGCCATAGTAGCTGCTCTACCTACTGCTTTAAATCCACCTGCTAAACCTCTTTTGAGTGCTGTACCTACAACCTTTGAACGTAGTTGTATGCGTTTAAAGAAACCGTTTATTTTTTGACCGGTGCTTCGTGTTTGGGTCTCTGTTTTCTTTAAACCATTTCCAATTTCTCTTGCAATATCTATACCAACGTCTTTGAAAATGCCTTTCGTAATTTTTCCGTGTTCCTTATACTGTTTTTCAGCGGACTTAAGAGCTTTCTTTAGATTAGATTTATCTGCTCCTTTCATTTCGCCTGACGCTGCTCTTGCTAGTACTTTTGAAGTGGAGCCAGCTTCTACGGCTTTGCTAGCACCTGATTTTACTTCGGCCCCGCCTTCTTCTCGTAGGCTGGCGGCTGCTTGTTTAGTCTTTTTGATTTCTTCTGCATAAGCTGCCATTGCGGACTTAGCTTCGTCTGCTTTTTGTTCCTGGGAATCGAAGAAAGATGAAATAGCCTCTTTTGCCTCTGCGACAAAGGGCATATTCTTTATGATGCCCATACCAATTGCTCCAAAAAATAGAGCAGCTACTGCGGCATTTTTGTTAAGAAAACCTGCTAAAGCTTCGAAGGGAGGGAGTATAAAACCTGAGAGTGTTTTGGCTAAATCATTGAAGGTAGCAGCTAGCTGCATGAAGGGGTTTGCTTGTCCTTCTGCGTCTCCCACAACTTTATTTAGCTGTTCCATAGTCTCTAAGTATACTGCTTGTGAAGCATCGGCAGACGAAAGAGCGTCTGCTGAAATACCTAAAGATTCTGCATATTTTCTTTTTGCGGTTTCTAGTTTAAGGGTGATACCCAATTCGTCGAGTAATTCAGGCTCTGCTTTTGACACACCTCTTGTTAATCGATCAAAAGAATCTGTAAAGTTTCGTCCTAGAACATTGGAAACTTTAAGTGCACCTTCTGCCATTTCATCCATCTGCTCAGAGGAAAAACCTTTAGCTAGTCCCATTGCGGAAGCTGCTGCGGCAGACTGAAAGTCTAGCATTCCTTTGGAAGCTGCTCTTAGTTTATTGGTGAGACTCTCCATAGCGATACCACTATTTTGAGCGAACTGAACTTGACTTTGTTCTAGAAGGGCTACGTCTGCGGCATTCTTTAGAAAGTTAAATGCGGCAGATAAAGCGAATACACTGGCTGCAAAAGTTGCATAAGCGCCTACTAAGCCACCCATACCTTGAGCCATTTTTGAAAAGTTTTTAGTACCGTTCGCAGAAGCCTGAGCCGCTCCTTTGATATTACGGTCTGCAGTTCTGGCACTTTTTGAAGTTTTGTCAAGTGCAGCTGCGGCTTTATCTGCATCTTTTCCGATAGCTTTTAAGCTACCGTCTTCCATAACTTTAAACTTTACTGTTATTGTATCTGCCATTAGCCTTTCACATTATGGGTGTACTGTTTTCCACCGCTCGCAGACTTTCTTTCCTCTGCCTTTCTTTTCCTTTCTGCTTTATCTGAGTAGTGTTTGACTATTATTCCTTCATACATTTTCATTATGTATAAAACTTCTGCCTTATCTTCTACATCGAACAACTCAAATAAATACTGTAAATTATTCCAGGATTTGCCCATGTACTGTCCGGACATTCCTTCAAATCTATCTTCAAGGTAGCTGAATATAAAAAATGCCACTTGGACCTCAGAGGGAAAGTCTGAGATCTCCAGCGGCATCTTATTGGGGTCTGGCTCTTGTCCAAGTTGCTCACATATAGATAAGTATTTATCTACATCGATGGATTGATCGTCTTCTTTTACGAATCTTTCAAGTAAACCCCGTATCTGGCTTACTTGTTTCCAGTAAAATTTTCCAGTTCACTCACAGTCTCTGTAACCCATGTATCAAACACGCCAGAGTTTCTCATAAGTAGTTCTGAATTTTCTTGTGTGTGAGGCAACACATCATCTGCGTCAAGTGCCGAGACATCTACCAATAGAAGCTCTTCTAGGTAACGATACTTCAGGCCTGACCATCCTTTGATTACTGCCTTACAATACTCTACTAAGAATTTATCCTCATCTAGAATTTCTTCAGGTTGATGAGTCTTTTTGTTGAACTTGTTAGTTACACATTTTTTTCGTAGTTTTACTAGTTCTTCTCGTGCTAGATAACAGAGTTTTACTGACATACCCTTAAAGCCAGGGAAGTCAATTGCTACAGTTTTACTAGGGGTCATAAGACTCGCTAGTGAAATTGGTTGGGTTTCGTTCATTTTATATCCTTTGTTGTAAAGTTGTCTAAATAAAACAGGGGTGAAAAATCACCCCTGCTTCGATTTTCTATTTCATAGTATAGTCGAAATGACCTCCTATGTCAAGAATTATTTTTTTGATGCCTCTATTACTGAGAAGAAATGCCTTTATAATGAACTTTTACTTCATCCGCAGAGGAGATATTTGTTGGTAGTGCATGGAAGTTTAACTCCATACCAATAACATCTTCAACTGTGTGGCTTGGAATCTCCAAATGTGCTTTAGGACATTCGAACTCAATACCAGGAGCAGCATCTGCACCGCCCACTTGTAGTTTAAGAGAGAACGAATTAGTTTCTTTATCGCTTTCAAGACGTAAGTCTTCCATAAGATCAGCAGAAGCTGCAGCATTATGGTCTATGTAACAAGTTACGCTGCCTGAAACAGAACGAGTACCCATTACGTGGCCCAGAGGAACATTCACGATACCCAAACTAGAAGGAGTTACATACTCAACGTTGTTTGTAATAGTGATACTACCGCCTGTTAATACTAAGTTATAAGCGGCGAGTAGGTTACCTGCTGCTGAAGTAGTAAGAGCAAGAGTACTCAAACGGTTACGAATAAAGTTAGCAGTGTTAGTAAGCTCTCCTGCAGTTACTTCTAAAGTACTTACAGTAGGAGCGCTAGAAGGCTCTTTAATTTGCTTAGCCATTCCTGACCAGTTTAGAGTAGCAATACCGTCAATATCGAAGTCAGCTTGACACTCATTAATTGTAGCGTCTTCTAACTCATACCAAAGATCAGAACCACCATTTGCTGGGAACTTGAAATAAATAGTAGCTGTTGGGAAGGTTAAAAGGTTAGAGCTTTCAAAGTCAATAGTTGCCTTAGTAGCAGTATTATCAATAACATCAGTCCACTTATCTGAAGTAGAATTATACTCAGCGTGTTCTGCACCTGCCATCATTGCCCAAAGAACTTCTTCTACTGCGTGATGTTCGTCTGCGCTTGATACGTCACGAGTAAACGGACGCGCATAAGTAGAGAAACTCCACTCTGCTGGAGCCAATGAGTCTGTAAATAACTTACGTGCTCGTCTATTAGCATTGGAAGCCCCTGCCATTTCTTTAAGGGTTACCTCTGCTGTGTTTGTAGCTTGCGAGAAGCTGAAGCCGTCTAAAACTGGAATTTCCCAATACTTGGTTCCAAATTTTACATAGACTTTTACTTCGCGGCTTAAATGTAAAGAATTTGCCATAGTTAATCTCCTATGATTTCTTGAAAAGACATGGACGTGAACGTTTGCTCGTGCCAGTATTTTCTAGTAACGAACTTCTATAAGTATTTCTCCTACTCCTAGAGGTTCTAGTACACCTTCATCAGTATCTATACTGATTATTGTGATTTGTTGTGTAGACTGAATAGCACCTGTGCGATCAGTATACGATAAACGAGAGTTGTCTTCTAATACAGTTTCTACATCTTCTAGTAATTCGTCTAGAGCTTCTACTGCATCTTCTGATTGTACATAACAACGGAGAGTTACTGCAAGAAATCTATCTTTATAACCGCCTCCTTGGTACTCTCTTGATTCTGAGCCAGCATTTAAATGTATTGCTGGAAACTCTTCTACTTCATCCCAGAACTTTAAACGAGGAGAAACGTTTTCATTCACATCACTTAGAAACGTTCCAGACCCGTCAATATCTTTTAACTTCTCAACAAGAGCAGCAATAATACCAAGTCTTCGTGTTGTATAGTCTCTTGTTGCCATTAAACTCTCCTAGTGTAGAATCTTCCGATTGCAAATTCTGCTGCAATTTCTCTTATAGATTTGTCAATTAGATCTCGAGGATCTCTTTCACCGTTTGCCCAAGGTTGGGCTCCGGCTCCCTCTTCAAATACTTGATAAGGGTTTTTCTGGTAAGTGTACCCAAAGCTAGGAAACCCTTGTGGGGTAGGCATTACATCAACAACTTTTACACTATCTGCAAATCGACCTGTTCTATTTATTAGTTGAGGATTTTGCATATTTTTTCTAACTGTATTAGGCAGTTTTTTGTTAAGTAGTGCTACCATAGCTAAAGGTTGAGAAGCTGCAGTTGCTTTTGCTCTCGACTTTTTCTTCTTTGTTTTTAACCTTTTTGCGCTTAGAGCTACCGAAGCAGATGTTTTTGCACCTTTACTTTTACTTTTAGTTTTAGTTTTAAGCTGTACTGATTTGCTTTTAACCTTAACTCCTTTCTTACCTTTAAAACTTTCAGTAACTACTGCTGCTGCTTTTTCCTTTAAGGTAGAAGACCCTTCCATATTTAAAAGGTCTGGGGTAAGCTCCCCTATAAACTTTCGGAAAACTTTTTTTACTGCTTTCTCCTCGACGGAGTCTTTTATGTTATCGTCTCCAAGCTGAAAGGCAATAACAGAAACATAATTTGCAGTAAGTTTACCCTTTTTTGTTACTATTTGCTCTCCATCAGTAATAAGCCTTTTTATCTCTCTATGGGAGATGCTGTCTATATTGCCTGATCTGAACTGTCCTTCTAAATTGTAAAGAAGTAGTTTTTTAGTTGCAGCATCTAGTCCCGAAACAGAGGAAGCTATCTGAACCTGCGAAACTGCATTACCTCTAGCTCCGTGACCTTTGTGCAGATTCTTAGATACTGTTTTAGAGTCTGCATCTGAGATTGCTCCTGATGCTACCAGGGTCTTTAACATAGTGTTCTTAATAGTAGTAATAGATCTAGAAAAACTACTTACTATAAACATATCCGTATTTAAAGTATACGGTAGTCGTATTTCTGGTAACTTAGATACTATTGCATTATATCTTCGTTTGTTTCTTGTCTTGAAGTTACTTTGTAACTTTTTAGCGTGATTCTGTGCTTCTTTTAAAGCTTTTGCTAAGTGAGCAGGTTTAGGCTTATGTCCTGTAGCAGCTTCTATAGCAACTTGTAATTCTTTTGTATCTGCTAAAATTAAAAGCTGCCCTCTTTGACGAGTTACAGCTTTACGAGCTTCTGCATCCAATTTTCTAAGCAGAGGCTTTGTGAATTTTCTGTCAAAAGCCTGTCTACTCATTAAAAGTTCTTATACAGATCCAACACTCTTTTAATATGATCAGGAAATGCTACATTATTTCTCTGACTTGAAGAAGAGTTGTTTTGAATGCTAGCGCCTTGAAGTGTTTGACGGGCTTTGTGCTCGTCTTTTACATAGTATGTAATCAAATCAATAACAGCAAGTTGTAAGTCTGCGGGACACTCTAAGTATCCTGCTTTGTAAGTAATCTTTACAGCACCTGGGCCTGTAGGCCAGTTCTTTCTAGTGCCGTCTGTAGTGACTCGATACACGCTGTCTGTGGAGCCATCTACATAATATTCTGTGGAAGCAACAGTAGTATATGCCTTACTGAAGTCTTCTCGTTCTTGTACGGAAGTAATACTTACAAAAGGACTCTCTGTAAGCTGAACCAAGTTTGTAGACCAGTTTATGCTAAACTCTTCTGTTTTATCACTAGAGTAGTGATCTACAATAGTTGTTCCGCAGTAAGTTTTCACTAATTGACTTACGGCAGTAATTAAAGAATTGATGCGAGCATCTTCCTTTGTGCTCTGAATGTTTTCAGAGATTTTATATTCATCTAATGTGATTAAATTTGCCATAAGTCCATTACTAAAAACTTAAGGGGAGCGAACTCCCCTCTCGTTTTGCTTTTAAATTAAGCTACGCAGTCAATCTTAACTACAGGTTCGTTACCAGTTGCACCGGCTACTAGCTCTTCAAAGCCTAAGGCTTGTGAAGCAACTACTACGTTGCGCTGATTACCAACTTCATAGTCAGTCTCAACAGTTACGCCACGTAGACGTGGGATAACATAGTTACGAGCGTTAACAGCGAAGGCTACAGGTACACCAGCACCTTCAGTAGCGAAGCTGTCAGATACGATTACAGGTGAACCGAATACAGAACCGATTTGACCAGTGATCTTAGTCGCCATGTCAGAACCAACGTCAGTTACATCCTGGAAGCCTGCATCTTCGATGAGTTCGAAGTAACGAGCTTGTGATACGATGTAAGCAACATCAGCAGGGTTAACACCATACTTGCCCATAGCCTTACGAGCAGTAAGAAGGCCAGCTGCAGTCAATGTAGCTGAGTTACCTGAAGCGACTGAAGCGCCATCAAGGTCAATGCTAGAACCGCTAGCTGCGGCATAGCCGTCAAGACCAGTGATAGAACCAGAACCGTTGATGATAGCGTTATCAACAGCGCGAGCGTGAGCACGTGCTACTGAGTCAACAAGCATAGGCATCAAGTTGATGAGAACTTGCTCATCTACGTTGTTGTCCATGAAAGTCTGGCTGATCAAACGGTAAGCGTTCAAGATTACCTGTGAAGGCTTGTAAGTGTTGTCAGAAGCACCACGGTTTTCCAAGTTACCTGCTGCAGCTGCACCAGTTTGGAAAGTAGCGGCCTCTACGTCAGGCTGGATTGGCATTACAGTAGCAGCACCATTCACCTGAATCTCACGGAACAGACCAGCTGTACGCAAGTTTAGAGTAACTTCTTTTTCGATTTGACGAGCAACTTCTTGATCGATGTCGCCAGCGTTAGTAGCATAGTCAATACCAGCTTTTTCCATGATACCCTGAGCGAAGTCAGTGTTCATGCCTTTGCCAGTCATAGTACCAAGCAATGAAGCGTGCATGAAGTCTTTGCCCCACTTAGTGATATCGCCTTTCTCAGAACGGTCACCGAAAGTACGCTTGCTGTTACGCATAGCTTCGATTTCAGAAGACTTCTCTTCTAGTTCGGTTTTGAATGAGGCAAGTACTTCGTCCATCTTAGCGTCTTTTTCAGTCAGCTTAGCTTCGAAGTCACCCATTAACTTCTCAACGCCAGACTGGATACCAGTCTTAACTTTGATTTCTTGTGCTTCAACGAATGAAGCCTGTTCAGCGGCTGCTTTTGCTTCTGCTTCTTCAGCTGCTTTTTGCTCGGCTTGCTTCATAGCAATCTTAGCAGCTGTATCGTCAGCTACCTTCTTTGCAAAAGCTTCCAAGTCGATGTTTTGATTATCCATCTTGATCTCCTGATCTACGGATTTCTCCGCGCTTTGAGGTGTGTCACTAGCTATTCCCGAAGTAATAACTTCTTCCTTAGCCAGAGACTGACCTGCTAGATCTACACGATTTGTGAAAGTTTTTTTGAATTCATTGTACTCGTCTATAGAGTCAAATGATTTCGCGAGCGAAAAAGTAGCTGACTGATTGCAGGGTACAGATACAACTGATACCTCGAATAATTCAGCGTCCTTAATCATTAGTCCGTCGGTTTCCTTAATGTAATCAGCATCCTTGACTCGGAAAC